TGCGACGTCAATGATGTAGATGCGGCCACGTAACGACGTAGCCTGCACAAATTCATCATCGGCGTTGATGACTGCGGCGCTGCCGGGCAGCAGGTCTTTAGCTACCACGCGGGTTTCAGTCTTATAGAGTGATTTCCCGTCGATATTGATGCGACGATAACGTGCCATTACGCAGCACCTCCGAAATATGCAGCAGGGTCTGGCGCGCCGGTAACTGGTGGGTTTTTAGCGCTGTTGGTTCCGAGGTGTGCAGCCTCACCCAGCTTGCTGAACATCTCTTTCAGCGGTTCGCCTGTCAGGGCATTGGCAATGATCTCACCATGAACGGCTGCCACCGCATCGCGCATGGTTTTCTCTTCGGCGCGGGCATTAGCGGTCAGGGTGTCAGATAGCGTCTTCTGGTTAGCCTGAATGCCCGCCAGCGCCTCTACGATGGGTTTCAGCGTGGTCTCGTTGTTCGCAGTGATAGCGCCGCTGACGATGTTGCCGATTTGCTCGACATCTTCTTTGGTTAAAGGCATATCGCCCTCCTTATGGTGGTTTGCTGCAGGACCATCCTGCGGTGTGAAAATTGATTTGAATTTGTTGGCTACGATTGCCACCCAAGACTCCTGGCGGGCCACCTTTGAGCCGGTATCTTCAAACGTGATTTTTCCGCCCTCATTGGTGTAGCCGTAAACCTGCGCGTCACTCCCATTACGGATGACGATGGCCTGCGAGTCGGTGAAATCGGCAATCCAGGCATAATCATCCGGGCCGGTCACAAATTTGTCGCGGGCAGCCTGCTCCAGGCGTCGTTCGCGTTCGCGGTAACTCTCCCCCACCAGCACGCCGGAATTAGGTTTGAGCGTCCTGGCCTGATCGGCGTTGACCATCAGACCTACGCCCTGCTCTGGCTGAGCTGCGCCAACCTCATGCAGCAGGATGGCGTCATGATCCATGGCATTGATTTTCGCCACCCACTCGATGCCCTGGGCTTTCTGCTCTGCGCTGGCCTCCAGCTGGTCGAGAAACACGGCAACGCTGGTATGGATTGGCGGTACATCCTCACCGCGCTCAATGGCTGCTACGCGCTCCAGCAACTCGCGCCCACCCTCGCTCTGACTGGCAACGGTGGTATCGACCCATTTCTCTGCATAAATGCGGTTGCCAGACTTCCTCACGTTGCGATTCCACGCACCGATGTGACCGACATTGATGCCCTCTGGTGAGAACGCAGAGACAAACTGGCCGTTAACGGTCGGATGACCGAGGGGTGCCAGAGTGCCCTCCAGCCCCTGATAATGAGCGTCAATTTCTGAGGCCGGATACAGGCCGCCGTTCATCACAACGTTTGCCGGTAGCGTGTAGCTCGGCAGCACCAGATGCGGGCGACCATTGTGCGTTTCGCGGCGAATAGACTGATTGTTCACCCTGGTGGTGACGTTAATCTGCATAGGCATGGTTATGTCTCAGTTAGGCTGCGTGCTGGTGGCCGCAGCAGTGATGTGAATGGTTGGCGGCGAGTGCCATGTATCTTTTGTATTCCCCCTGGGCCATCTCAATAATTTTTGAGTTAAGCGGATTGCCCTTAGCGTCCACCAGCACTTCAACCTGAGAGCATTTGCAGTTGATCGCATTGGCTCCGATGGCATACCACCGCCTGACCTCCTCAATCGTGTAAATGTGAGCATGTCGGATGGCATGCGACTGTCGCGTTGTGGGGCTGAGTGCTGAGTAATGCAATAACCGGATATTCAGGCCCAAATCTCGCGTGGCCTCGTCAGCCTCATCCCAGCGGGCACGCCGCAGTGCGGTAGTCAGCTCCGTTCTGGCGATGGTTTTGGCACGACGCGTTTCAATGCCAACCTGAGCGGTAAGGTTTTTAGCCACCACTGAGGGGTGAAGCCCGCGTCCAATGCCTTCAGTTAGCACCCGCGCCATGTTGCGTTTAACTTCCGCTGATAACCCTTTCATCTCCTCAAAAACGCGCGTGTAAACCAGCGTCATTCGTCGCTGATAGGGTTCACTCATGAGCAGGGACTGGAGGGACTGCCTGTCAGCCAGGTAGGTTGCTGACTGCTGGGACAGGTTGGCAAATGTCTGGGCGGTCCCGCGTACTACGGCAACTTCAACGTAATTTTCACCGAACCAGTTGTTGTTCTGGTCTCCCTCCACCAGCACGGCCTCGGTGAGAATGCTGGCGTCGTTGAGAACCATGCTCAGCAGAAACGGATCGAGCTGGTATTCATAGCGGGCGTTAATGGCGAGGGATGCCGGGAATCGCTCAAGGGCGTCTTTATAAATTTTTCCGACCTTCTTGATGCGTCTGGCGAAATCTTTCATCGCCTTGCGCTCTAACTTATCAATGCCGGTCGGGTCTGTTTTGTTGCTGGGCAGGATTGCTGACTTGGGTTTTTTACTCCTCTTCATCATCGTCATCCTCCGGCAGCGGTTCACCCCCGCCAGGCTCATAGCCTGCCGCAACACGGATTTCATCAACCGTGAACACCTGCTCCCCAGATGCGAGAGCGGTCTGGTTGATGCTGCTCATTTTGCTGGCGCTGTCGAGTTTGTCAGAGGGTGATTGCTCGTTTAACTCATCCCAGACGATGCTGAATTTCGCCACCGGTTTGATGATTTGCAGCTGAATGAGCTTATCGACCATATCCTCAATATCGAACGACAGATCACCCCGGCGTGACTGGCAGCGACCGTTAAAATAAATCTGGTCCTCAGTGCTGGCCCGCTCACCTGACTGGTTGCCAACGATGATGCGTGAAGGAATATCAACCGAGGCGCAAAACGTTTTCAGGTTCACCTCATAGGTGGGTTCGGGGTCAGAGACGGCATTAACCATCGATGTGACCTGTGCGCCCTGAGTAATCAGTAGCGTGTCATTACCACGATTTAGTTCGCGTGCGGCTTCGTTAAAACGCTCCTGCAGTTCATCCACAGTGACGCCATACAATGAGGCCAGATTTTTGAAATCGACCTCCTTGTCGAAGTTGATGCTCTGCTGACGCGCCGCATTCTTCAGAAACGACTCACCAGAGCCACCTTCGACTTTTTCCAGGCTGACGCAGGCGTTATAACCCGGTTCCAGAAAGCCAATCTCGTCCTCTGACATATCGCCGATGATCAGAACGCGGTCAGGGTGAATTTTACGTTGTGCAGTGCTCCCGTCCGATAGCGTCTCTGTGTACTGCCACATCGTGATACCGCCATTACTGTCTCGGGTGGCAACCTTCAACGCGCTTGCCCAGACAGGCGTGATTTCCTGCAGCGCTTTACCTTTAACAACCGGCTCAATCCACTCCTTGCTGTCTTTGACGTGCAGCAAGATGCCAGCCCAGCGCCCCACCAGCCGCCTGACATCGGCCTTAGCGAATGTGCGCCAGAATCGGTGGTTAAATACCTGGTTGCTGCTACGCTCCCAAAGGGTCACCTCTCGCGACTCGTCGGACTGCTCGCCCTCAATAACCTGCGGGTTGGTTTTCCAGCAATTTGATGCCAGTTTATTTACTGCGCCGTTAGCAATGCCGCCACGCCGGTACAGTTTGTACAGATCATCGAATGTCAGGTTTTCTTTAAAGCCGTATTCGCACCATGCGCTTTCGCGCTTTGTATCCAGCCCCATGCCGGGGTTAAATGCCATTGCGCGCGCACGAGCCATCCTGACGTCATTCAGCGCGTGATTGACGGCGAGTGTTAATTTATCAGTCATGTTTTTCCCGCTGGTGGATTTCAGGCAATAAAAGGTCGCATAAGCGACCTTAAGTTAATGAACTGTGCCAGGATATTCCGCTATAAGGCTTTCAACACTGGCAGAATTTCAGGGTTAACCCGGATGCGATGAAGCATCTCCATTCCCCAATCAAAAAACCTGCGTTTAGTGCGGCTTGCAGAAAGCTAAAGAGAAAGGGATAGGTGTATTTTATCGCTTGAATTAGGAATTTGCTGGGCACATATTAATAAAGCTTTATCAATAATTTTGGAGACTTACATGGCTAGTAAATTTGCAAATGGAACAGTGGTTCAACTTAAGTCAGGCGGTCCCTTGATGACCGTAAGCTATTACAAACCTGATAGTAATGAACATATTTGTATGTGGTTCAAAGATTCAGAAGTTAAATCTTCCTACTTTGAGCCAGAAGTTTTGCGAGAAGTAAAAGAAGATAATGGCGTCTGGTAAAATCTGGGGCTTCGGCCCCTTTTTTAACATAATGGGTGTTACCCGCCTTTCAGAAATGCCACTCGCGCGAAATTCATCATGAACGGGTTATTAATCTATGATTTCCTCGCGGCAGAGCTGAAATCGGACTGCATAAATAGTGCATAAAAACGGACTGAAAATGCATAGCCAAAAATCATAGCGAAACAGTTATTTTAGGTACTAATCACAAAAAGTTTTAACGACCCTGCAGGCGCTTAGGAATCATCATGCCCATCGTCTGAGCCCTGCGTTTGATGTAACCATCGAGGCTGTATCTAATACCATCCCAGCAGTGTTCATTACCATCAGCCAGTTTTGGCAACACTTCCCCTGTAATGCGATCAGTTTTGTAAGACCACATTCGGGCTTCACGCGCCACGTTCTTACAGCGCGGGTGGATAATGATTTCATCAAAGCCGCGCAGGTGGGCGATGCCATCCTCTACACTGCCCTGCCATTTCTCAGCTGCGGAGATATTGAACCCCTGACGCCTGAGATAGCTGATTGTCTCCGGGCGCGCTGAGTCAGCCTTGATGGGCCAATCGCGTGCGCCGGGGATGGTGTCATATAGAGCAGGCATGTGGTCGAGTTCGATTTGCTGCCCATATGCCTCGTATTCAACATAGAGCCGGTTATGCAGAATGAATGATCGGGTGAGCGTATTGGGGTCTTTGGCAAAACCAAAGTCCGCACCAAAGAAAAGCCGCTCCGCCTCTTTCCACAAATTGTCTGAGAACTCAGCAACACGGTATTTGCCAGCCAGCACCTGTTTGTCTGAGTTTTCGAGGTATGCGCCCTCCCATACCCAGGCATAAGTTGCCGGATCGAGACGGCGCTCATCGTTCTGGCGCTCGCCCTCCAACACGTCAGGAAACCAGGGGTTATCCGTGTAATTCATCTCTACGGTTATGCAGTCGTCCCCAGCCTCTTTGCGGAACCGCTTATCGGTAGCACTGCCGTCGCGCTCCGGGTTCCACGTTACCCAAATCTCCGAACCTTCTTCACGGACTGTAGGGCTAAGCTTCTGCCATGCAATTTCACTTACTG